TTTTGAAGAACATTATGTATCAATCCCTGAAGATAAATATGATGTGCTTGAGAGCATGGTAGAAAAACTTGATGAAATGGAGACAAAACTCAACGAGCAGATTGAGAAAAACGTTTCACTCAACAAGCGTCTCGCAGAGTCGGTTGCTGATGGAATCTTTGAACAAGTCACTGAGGGTCTTGCAGATACTCAGAAAGACAAGCTCGCTTCACTTGCCGAAAGTGTTGAGTTTGAAAGTGAAGAAGAATATCGTGAAAAACTGGAGACTTTGAAGGAAGCATATTTTCCTTCAAGAGTAGTATCTCCATCTGCAAGAACTGAAACTTTGTCTGAAGGTCTAGAAGCTACTCCAGAATATGTTTCTGGTACAATGGCTACTTATCTGAAGACTCTTTCAGCATTCCGCAAATAATTGAATTTAACATAATTCAAACCAAAAAACACACTTCAAAAAAGGTACACGCAAATGTTTCAATCAGAACATCTGCAGGAAAAGTGGGCACCACTCTTAGACTATCAGGGTCTTGATTCAATCAAAGATTCTCATCGTAGAGCTGTAACCGCTGTCCTGCTCGAAAACCAAGAAAGATTTTTAAGAGAGCAATCTGCTTTCGAACACGGTTCCATGAACACCCTCATGGAGTCACCAACCAACTCAGGAAACGCTGTTGGTGGTTCAGGTGGTTTCAGTGGTAGTGCTGCTGCCGCTGGTCCTACTGCAGGTTTCGATCCCGTACTGATCTCACTGATCCGTCGTTCGATGCCTAACCTGATCGCCTATGACGTTGCAGGCGTTCAACCAATGAGTGGTCCTACTGGACTTATCTTTGCAATGCGTTCCCGCTATAATAATCAGAGTGGAACTGAAACCTTCTACAATGAAGTAGATTCTGCATTCTCTGGTCAGGATTCTTCCTTTGCTCTTGCTGGATTTGGTAGCACTGCTACTGGTATTGGTACTACTTCGCAGTCAGGAACTAACCCATCAGTTCTAAACCCAACATCAGGTGCAGATAACACTGCATATGATGTTGGACAAGGTATGAATACCGGAGATTCTGAGAATCTTGGTACATCTGGTCATCAGTTCAACGAGATGGCATTCTCAATTGAGAAAGTCACCGTTACTGCTAAGACCCGTGCTCTGAAAGCCGAGTACTCACTTGAGCTTGCTCAGGACCTCAAGGCAATTCATGGTCTGAATGCAGAAGCTGAGTTGGCAAACATTCTGTCAACTGAAATTCTTGCTGAAATCAACCGCGAAGTCATCAGAACCATCTATAAGGTTGCTGAGCAGGGTGCAGTTCAGAACGTTGCAACTCCTGGTATCTTTGACCTTGACATCGACTCAAATGGTCGTTGGTCAGTTGAGAAGTTCAAGGGTCTTCTGTTCCAGATTGAGCGTGATGCTAACGCAATCGCTCAGAGAACTCGTCGTGGAAAGGGCAACATCATCCTCTGCTCTGCAGACGTTGCTTCCGCTCTCACTATGGCTGGCGTTCTTGACTACACCCCTGCACTTAACGCTAACCTCCAGGTAGATGATACCGGCAACACTTTTGCTGGTACTCTAATGGGCAAGTTCCGCGTCTATATCGACCCATATGCTGCTAACCTGACATCAAGCAATACAACTCCAGGAAATCAGTACTACGTTGCTGGTTATAAGGGTTCTTCACCTTATGACGCTGGACTCTTCTATTGCCCATATGTTCCTCTCCAAATGGTACGTGCCGTTGGTGAGAACAGCTTCCAGCCAAAAATCGGATTTAAGACCCGTTATGGAATGGTTGCTAACCCATTCGCTGAGGGAACCGATCAAGGTCTTGGTCGTCTTGCGGTTAATACAAAAAGTTATTACAGACGTGTTGCTGTTAAGAACCTTATGTGATTCATTCACAACTTTACTGAAAGGACCCCCAAAGGGGTCCTTTTTTTATCTAAATAATTAAAAAAAGATGGCAATATCAAATATTACTAATAACCAAATTCAAAATAGAAATTTCTTATCACCATCTGGATTTGAGTTTTTTTTAAATAGAGCACCTAAAGTTTCTTTTTTTAGTAACTCTGCAAACATTCCGGGATTAAATTTAGGTGTTGCAGTTCAACCTACTTATCTTAAAGACATTGATACTCCTGGTGATAAAATTCAATTTGATGATTTTACACTAAGATTTTTAGTTGATGAAAATCTTGAAAATTATATGGAAATTCAAAATTGGATCAGAGGGTTAGGATATCCAGAAAGTTTAAGCGAAATTTTTGACCTACAAAAAAATAGTAAAACTCCAAGTACTTCATCAAAAAATGAGATGAATATTTACTCGGATGGCACTCTTACTGTTCTAGGAAGTTCTTTTAAACCAAACTTTAAGATAAAATTTAGTGATCTTTGGCCATATAGTCTAACAACTTTAAATTTTGATGCGACAGATACGGACATTCAATACTTTACAGCTGATGTTAGTTTCAAGTATACTATTTACAATATAACTGATTTAAACGGGAATCCTCTATGAGTATTGATCTTGATAAAATTCAAGAAATGTGGGAAAAAGATTCAAAAATAGATCCAGACAATTTGCATAATGAATCGTTAAATATTCCAGTTCTTCATGCAAAATATTTTGAACTTTATAATACAATATTTCTTTTAAGAAAAAAAGCGGAACAACAAAAAAGAAATATTCGCCACGAAAGATATGAGTATTATTCGGGGAAAGCAGATCCCGATGTTTATGTGGAAACGCCATTCCCCAAAAAAATTAGGGACAAAGATACTATGCAAAAGTATCTAGACGCTGATGAAAAACTTTCTACTATTTGTTTGAAAATAGATTATTATGACACAATGTTAGTCTATATTGAAAGTATTTTAAAAATGATTCAAAATAGAACTTATCAAATTAAAAATTCTATAGAATTTATGAGATTTAACGCTGGACTAGGGTAAATAAATACTCATAGCAATATTAATGCTATGAGTGACGTAATTATTGAAAAGAAAAATGAAGTATTTTTAAAACTTCATTGCGAAACACATATTCTATACGAACTTCAAGAATACTTTACATTTGAAGTAGAGTCTGCAAAATTTATGTCCCAATACAGAAGCCGCCATTGGGATGGAAAAATTCGTTTATTAAGTACCCACACAGGAGAAATATATGTTGGGTTACTGGACAAAGTTATTGATAAATTAACTCTCCACAATTACACTTACGAATTTAAAGAAAATAAATTTTACGGAAAACCATTTGAAATTGACGAAACAATCTCATTTGAAGGCGTAAAAGATTATATGAGTTCTATTTGCTCTCATACTCCTCGGGACTATCAAATAGAGGGAGTATATGATGCCCTACGGCATAATCGAAAGTTGCTGATAAGTCCCACTGCGTCAGGAAAAAGTTTGATGATTTACGCCCTCGTGCGGTACTATGTGGATAAAGGTAAAAAAATTCTTTTAGTTGTTCCAACGACATCTCTTGTAGAGCAGATGTACAAGGATTTCCAAGATTATGGATGGGATGTTGAGTCATATTGCCATCGAATATATTCGGGAAGAGAGAAAACCAATGAATATTGTGTAACAATTACAACTTGGCAATCTATTTATAAATTAGAGCGTTCATTCTTTGAAGATTATGATGTTGTTGTTGGAGATGAAGCACATTTGTTTAAGAGTAAATCTCTTATAGACATTATGACAAAACTCCATCACGCAAAATATCGGTTTGGATTTACAGGGACTCTAGATGGAACCCAGACTCATAAATGGGTTTTAGAGGGTCTATTTGGACCTTCTTATAAAGTTACAAAGACAGATGAATTGATGAAGCAAGGATATCTTTCCCAATTAGATATTCAATGTCTTGTTCTTAAACATCATCCTCAAAAATTTGAAACTTATGAAGATGAAATACAATATTTGATTTCACACGATCAGAGAAGTAAGTTTATTACAAATCTTGCTTTGGATTTAAAAGGAAATACTCTTGTTTTATTTTCTAGAGTTGAAACACACGGATTAATACTTTATGAAAAGATAAATAGCAATAAGCGAGATGATCGTAAAGTATTTTTTATTCATGGTGGAGTTGATACTGAAGAAAGAGAATTAGTTAGAGAAATTACTGAAAGAGAAAATAATGCTATTATTGTTGCATCTTATGGAACTTTCTCTACAGGAATTAATATTAAAAATCTTCATAATGTAATTTTTGCATCTCCAAGTAAATCAAGAATTAGAAATCTCCAATCAATTGGAAGAGTACTTAGAAAAGGAAAAAATAAAACAAAAGCCATTTTATATGATATTGCAGATGATTGCACCTACAATTCAAGAAAAAATTATACTTTAAATCATCTTATTGAACGAATTAAAATTTACAATGAGGAGAATTTTAATTATGAAATAACCACTGTACAACTTAAGAAAAAATGATAGAAGACGATTTTTATTGCACTCTGAAATTAAAATCAGGTGAAGAAGTATTCGCTAAAGTAGCCGCCTCAGAGGAGGAGGATAGAACAATACTGATTGTATCTTGTCCAATTATAGTTTCTGAAATAAAAGGAAGATCTGGTGTAGTTGGATATAAATTAGAACCTTGGTTAAAAACTACAAAAGATGATATGTTTAT